GTGCTGTTCAGCGTGTTCTTCAAGTTTCTTATACATAAGGATTGAGGCTTGCTCTAGTGCATTTTCTAAGGCGATATAGTCTGGATATACTGAATAAAGCTTGTCAAACGTACCATCTCCAAAAATGATGTCGTATTGAATTTCTAGCTTTTTCTTCTCAAGGTCAATCGCTCCAGTTGCTACATCTTTTGTTACACCGTCGTGTTGAATAGTGTTGTCTAGGTTTGATGTCACTACTTCCAGCTCATACTGAACCAAACGGCGCTGAATCTCTTCTTCTAGGTCAAAGAATCGCACTAAGCTCTCTTGACTAGTGTTAAACCATAGTTCAACTTCTCCAATCGTTACGGGAAAACCTGTACGTTTTAACTCGATTTTAATTCCTGTCATCTTTTTACTCCTTTATCTTTTTTAAAAAAGGGCAAGGCTCAATGCCCGCCCTTATCAAAAGTTATTACCCAATACCAGTTTCTTTGGGCGTTGAGTTAAACGAAAGTTTGCATCCAAATGCTTCAAAGTCAGCTGCAGCGCCTGAGCCTGCTTTGATATCTGTTGCTGTTGCAACTCCTACCCATTGCTTTTTCTTGTCAGATGAAACAACCTTGTGCCATAGCTTACGGTCATCGCCTGTCTTGTATTTCATACCTGCAATAAGCGCTTGTGCCTTATCTTCTGGATCGTATGTACCCTCAAATGTATAGGCGCCTTTAACGCTTACTACTGTTGTTTCTTCAGTACCATCCCCGTCATAAAAGGCTTGGTCCTCTGTTTTTTCGTCTGAATCATCTGATACATCTGAAATCCATTTAGCAAGTTCAACCCATTTGTCCTCTGTTGGCTCAGTTCCGTTGTTGTACGGAGCTACATAGTGGCCACGGAGGGCGTTTTTTTGTCTTGTCATTGTTCTTTGTTCCTTTCAATTACAATTTGTGCCACAATCTCGATTGTGTAATAGTAAAAGCCTCTACTGTCCTTACCTTTAGATGCTGGACGGCTTACCTCCATACCTAGATACTCGTAAGAACCATCTGAACTTGGTAGTTTTAAGTCAAACCTTGATAACTCATTTGTTACAGCCCATATAATTTCATTTGCTAGAGTGTTCTTTCTAGCTTTAACAGCTATCTCGAACGGTAAAGAAATTTCTTGTGTACCGTCCATGTACTCTCTATCAACCTTGCCACCTGGAATTTGATTGATAACCAAGTCATCTTTGTCATCTTCAAAATAATCAAGACGTGGTTGTAATGGAAAATTCAAGGTTTTAATGTGATCTAAAAGAACCTTTTGAAAATCGTTTTCTCTCATCTCAATCCCATACCTTTCAAGAATGCTTTGCCCCATTCTTCAGAATGGTATTCTATTGCTTTCTCATCCCATCTCTTGCCAGTTCCAGGCGTTGTATAATTCCTAAACGTGACTATTCCGTTTGTCCCGTAGAATTGTGCCCTTGCATAAACCGTATTATAGACAACAGCAACACCTTGTCCCTCGATGTAACCCGATGCTCTCAGCTCTCCACCTCTTAGCGGTATATACTCTTCATTATCAAGTAAGATTTGACTAGCAACCTCTACCCTACCCCTTGCCAATGCCTCATCTGATAGCTTTGCTTTTATGTCCTTTAAGTCAACTTTGATAGAAATGCTCATTTTAGATCACCTCTATTTCAAAACTAAAGGCCTTGCCATTGACAAAGTTTGGTTGATAACCTGTGATAGTGTAATCACGCTCTCCATCATTTACAACAGCCTCAAGCCAGCTATCATCAACTGTGACATTAGAAACACTAGGATAGATATAGATAACGCCTGCATTTTGACGTATCTTAGAATTGGTATATTTGCCACGATTCCCTGAAACAGATATAGAACGATCAAACCTCACTGATTCAACCGTGATAGGTTCTGAATATGTTTCATCTCCAAAGTCATTCTTATCTGTTACCTTTTTGACAACTATCTTGTCTTTTAATAGCCGTTTATCTATCATAGTCAACCCCTACAATTAGAGAAAAACCAGCTTGTTTCAAAGCATTTTCAGCATCCAAACATAGATTGTATTGCTCTCCAGCTGAGCTTTTCTGTCCGTTTTTATACGATATAGAGGTACGTCCGATAGATACATTACCTGCTAGTTGCTTATCATCTGCTGTCATGATGCCCGAGGCATCAAGGTAGGCGATTTGAAAGGCCATAGCTAACTTAACGGCATTTTTGCGATAGTCAACCTCCTTTTCAAAGTCAATACCTTTTTGATAAAAGCCTTGAGTATAGAGATTGATAGCTATTTCAGCTCTTTTAGCTAGTTTTTCAAAGTTTTCAACCTTGTCAAAGCCTAGCCTAGCAAATTCATCTTGTGATAAATAAGTCATGTAAACCTCCCTTAAAAATAAAGGGTGTTGCCACCCCTTATTTAATCTTCAACAGTTTCCTGAGATACATCATCTACCGATGGGGCATCCGTTTCCGGTTCTAGCGTTCCATTTTTGTCAACGAGTTCCAAAACATTTTTCACATCTGGAAAAGCATTTTTTAGTTTCTTGTTGACTTCTTTGGCGTAATCTTCGTCAAGTTCAATGATGTCACCAACGATCACATCTTTGTTGAGCTGTTCAAAGAAAAGGTTTTTTGTTGCTCGATAAAGTGCCATGTTCTACCTCCTATACAATAGTTCCTGTGACTTTGTAAATTGCTTTCTTGTTGTCATCAAGAGTGTAAGTACCACCCTTAGCAGCTGCTTGCAATTTCACACCGTCAAAGTTTTCAGCCTCAATTACACGGGCTGTTGAGATACCAACAAACGGAATGACAATACCGTTTGGCGAGAAGATAGCGATAACTCCTGTCTCAAAGTATTGCGCTGGAGTTTCTTCCAAGGTAAAGCCCTTGTATTTTGGTAGTCCATTTTCATCAAGGGAGATAGTCGCCCCTTTGGCGCTTGTGACTGAGGCCATATCGACAATGGCGTTGTAAAGTTCTGAACGCAAGTAAACAGTAACCGGCGCTGTAACTTCATTGTTTGTGTAATAAGCTGACAATTTGTTGAACAAAGCTTTTACTTTGTCATCTGTGAAATCAGCAAGGGCTTCAGATTTAGCAGCGTTGTCTGACAAGTATTTACCAACTCGCTTGTTAATTGTTCGAGTTTGTGCCTCAGATTGCAATTTCAAGCGGTCAGCAACAGCAGCGTTAAGATCATTGTTTACTGTGTAACGGTCAAGCCCCTCATGGATTGTAAGGGTATAGTCATAGTTGACATCTGTATTTTCATACTTAACTTCTGTCAAATCACCAAATCGTGACTGAGCCCCTGAGTTGTCACCAAAATCACCATCGTTTTCACCGGTTTTGTACTCACCGATTACAACTGGTGTGTTGTTTGTTTTAACTGAGAACGCTGTTGAATTTTCTTGTACTCCATCCAAGATCTGAATAGGTGCTAGAGCGTTTGAAAATGCTGCTCGCACTCCAAAAACTGTCTCAAGAATGCCCGCATATTGTTTCTCATAGCGGCGTACTGCGTTATTTTGATTACTTGGCATGTGTAATCTCCTTTCTGTTATTTCCCATATCCATCAATAATTGCTTGGAATGGGTCGTTATTATCTGTACCGCTAGCTTGTGGATTGCCAGACGGTAAAAATGTCGGACTAGGCTTTTCATCTTCCTGTTTGAAAAGATACGGATCACTTTCTTTCAAGCCGTTGATTACTTCATCAATCTGAGGTGTCCCGTTGTCATCTAACTGGATAGCATCAACATCAATGAAATTCATCAACCTGTCTGGATTGTGAGCGTTAGTATCTTTCAAAGCTAGAGTGATAGCACTAACCTTTTTGATTTGTGCAATTTCTGCATTGGCCTGTTCCTTGTACTTGTCATATTCAGATTGCAAAGAGGCAAGCGCTTTTTTCGTTTCTTCGCTTGTATTTGCATCTGATTGCATTTCAGCAAGTTGAGACTTTGCGTTTTGCAACTGGTCTTTCAGACTATCTCGCTCTTGTGTGATAGTTTCTAAGGCTGATTTGTCCTCGTTGAGCTCTTTTCCTCGCAAGGCAAAGACTGATTTAGCCTGTTCATCTGTCAATCCAAGTTTGAGTAGTTCTTCTGTTGTAAATGCCATTTGTACCCTCCTAGTTCTTTTTTAGGTGGACAACTCCCACCTCAAGCAAAATATTATTTACTATTTCAGTTTACTTTGGATGAAATGGGATTTTTTACGGTTTCAGGCACAAAAAAGGGGCTTGCTATCAGCAAAACCCTCTCTTTTAATATAGTTTTTCCCGTCTATAATCTCGATGCAGAAAATCATATTGTAAGACAAGTGTATTGATTTTCACTTGGTAAGCTCTCACTTTCAGCCGTTCAGCCTCAATCATCTTTTCATCCTGCATTGTTTTGGCATAGTGCAAGCGCTCTTTGTGGTTTTTTATCAATCGCTCTAGGCCTCTTTGCTTGCTCTCTATCCTTGCATTTTCCTCAGCTTGTTCTGGTGTCAAGTCTTTCAGATAGCTTGGTAGGTTTGGTAACTCGTTTACTCCTATCACAAAAGGAGTTAAGTAATGCCCACAATGGATTCCAAGGCATCCTCCAGCCGTTCCATAACCATAATCAAGCAAAGAATAAACTGTGATGCCATTTTCTTCTCTAGCTTGCCCTTTGGTTACTATCTGCCCTTGTAAGGGGCTGCAGGCTGGTCTTGCCGTTGCTTTCATGGAATAATAAAAGGTATCTATACCTAGCTCCTCAGCAGGCGTAATACGCATTTCATTATAGACTCTATACGTTGTCGTCTTGATGATTGCTCTAGCGTAAGCATCAGCTCGCCATTCTCTCCCTCCTTTGTCCACAAAGCCAGTAAAACCTCGTTTCTGCCAGCTCATAATAGTATCGTGTAAGGCTTGGTCGCTTGTTTTCGTGCCAGCTACCACTTGGGCAACTGTTTCCTCGACAACCGACTTATACACGGCTTGTAAGCTCTCCGGTAGGGTTGTGTTGATAAGGTTTAAATCGCTCACTGCTTGCCTTGTATAAGCCTCTAGGCTATCTGTAACACCGTTCTTGATATGACCGCTCTTAGGCTGGTTTAAATCCTCCTCAAGTTGTTCCTTAGTATCTTGATAGACTTTCAAGCCTTCGTTTTCGATAACATCTCGCAAAAGACGCTCGGCTATGTTTGTACGCTCTGATATAAGCTTTAAATTTTCCTCGTTAAGTAAGTGCATATCGTTCAATTTCTCTAACTGCCAGATATACGGATTTCTCATTAAGTCAACACTCCCACGCTCTTTTAGGCGTTTAATCATACGGTCAAAAAGATCTATTTGCATTTTAGCGTATATATCAGTTACACCTTGCATCTGCAAAGAAAACTGTTGATCATTGATTGTGAGTTGTTTCTTTTTATTACCCATAATCAAGCCTCGCTATCTTCTTCATCCTCTTTGACTTTTTCTTTTCTGCCATAGATAGCCAATTCGGCATCATTCTCAATAGGCAATGAGCTATTGATTTCAGCAAGCTCTTTCTCAGCCTCCTCATCTGTAAGGTTGAGAGTCTTAGCAATACCTCTCTTTTGAGTTGCAAAGCCTGCTGCTACCATCTTCATCCAATAATCAAGTTCAGCGTGTCTATCTGTGAATACTCCATCATCAAGGTTTATAGAAATGTCATTTAGTTCTGGTATTTTACCTTGGTATAGTCCCACGGCTTTTCCTAGCTCACACATAGAAACACAAAGCTCTTTTATTGATTGCTCTACTAGTGCTACAATGCTGTTTCTCATTTGATAAGTATCTGAGTTTTCGCTGACTATCTCGGTTGCTGTTCTTACACCTTGCCCGTCAAATGTAAACATGCCACTTGAGACACCAATTTGCATCTCAAAGAGTTTCAATCCCTCTGAAATAGCCATAATATAATCACTAGCACGGATAGGGCTTGTGAGGTCAGTGATGCCCCCACTGTCCATATTACCTGTTCCGATCTGCATATAGACATTTTGGTCAACTTCAAAGCGACGTTTAAATGCAATAGAACCATCTTCACGTTGCACCTTTAATTGCGTCAGTTGTTCAGGAACTAATACCCGGCGCTGTCCCATCTTAACTTCCCACATGAATTCGTCATACGTACGATTTATAAAATCAATAGTGGTCTTAGCATTATCAAAGATAGACAAACCTAGAGGGCTGTTTATATCTTTATTGTTCATGCCGGGCGTTTTAAGATATGTAAATAGCGGGCGTGATAGGTCTTTAACAATAGTCACGGGCTCAAGTGTCGCATACTTGTCTAGTTCGTTTAGGTTCACCCTTTGCCCTAGCACCCCGTCTTGATTTGATTTGTATAACTCGTTTGTGATACGGTATAGGCTCTTGTCTTTGGTGCTACCTGTTTCTTGCCCGTCTGCTGTTACCCACTCGTGAAATTCAACAAGAGTATAATAAACGTTCTTACGCCCCTCAGATTTGATAGTCTTAGTAAGGATTGCAGCGCTTGAAACGTCTTGAGTATTACTCTCTAGTGGTAAAAATACGGGCGCTTGAATAAATGCCACTCTAACCTTATCTCCATCAATATAAGGTCTCATAGCAAGCCCACCAAGTGCCAATGCACTCTCTAAAAACCTCTCAAAGTTTTTATTAAAGCGATCATTGGTTAGCATATCATCCAAAAAATTCTGTAAGACTTCATCTTCAGTTGTAATAGTCGCTTGCTCGTTATATACAAGGCTAGCAATCTTCTTGGATGCCGTTCTTGCTATTGGCAAGTGTTGCATTTTTCTTGTTTGAATATCGCCGTCCGTATTGATGTATTCGACATCATCCCAGCGTGATTGATAATATACAAGGTTTCTTAAAATTCGGTCATACTCGGCTTGAGTGACTGCAATTTTTGGATGCTCTAAAATACTATTAAGGTTTGATGTCTGCATGTTATACCTCCCTCGACTGAAAAAGTCCTTAACTTTCTGATATAGGTTCATAATTGCCCCTCCTTTAAGCGTTTCCTACACGCAAACCTAGTAATTTTGCATTGTCTAAAACAAAATACTGTGAGGTGTCGCATGTATGGTCATCTTCTTTAATCACGCTAGGATTGTCTGACCTTATAGTCTTTTCATCCCAGCGATACA